TGCCAACCCTTTGTATAGAAGTCCTTGAATGTGTCGAACTCTGAGTGGTCAAGTTTCTTTTGTCCAAGTTCAACAGATGCAATATAATCCAAACGGTATGACTCCTGTGCCTTGTAAGTAAACTTCTTATAAAGATTCAAATAATCTAATTGAGTAACACCACCAATATCATAAGATATTTGTTTACGTCCCATTATATGGATCTCTCTTTCAGTCACTAATCCCCATGGAGACATTCTCCTCATTAGTTTCTCACCAAGAACACGATCAAGTCTTCTGGTCAGATATGGAATATCATACAACTCACTGTTCCATCCAGTTACAACCTCTGGTGTATTCTCTTCTACCATCCACCAATTAATAAAACTAAGTAAGAGTTCATACTCGGTTTTAAATGATTTGTATATTACATTATCTTGTTTGTTATCAAAATTTCCTAGACCCCATGTACGAATCTGTTTAGTATTATAATCTTGAAGACTAATCAATAGGATTTCTTCTGCAGCAGATTCTACATCAGGGAAACCATTCTCTGACTTTACCTCAATATCAAGTGTAGATATTTTAATCTTGTTTATATCAAACTTTATCTCTTCCTCTGGATACTTATCAGAAATATACTGGTATATAAATCTCTCATTACCAAAAACTTTAAACCCTTCTACACCATCATACTTCTTTATAAAATCTCTACTCTCACGTACAGTTCCAGGCTTGACTGCTTCAACATATTCACCTTCCAAGGTTTTATACTTGGTCTTCTTGTTAGAAGACACAAAAAGGGTTGGATAAAACTTCTCTCTGGTCGCAAAATGTTTTCCATTTTCGTAACCACGAACTAAGAAGTTGTCTCCAACCATCTGAACGTTTGTATAGAATCGCATTATGTAATAAGTTTTTCGTACTTTTTAAGTAGAGTTGCCTTAGGATCAACAAGGGTCAATATCTTATCTGATGATATCATAATTTCACGTTGGCTGCTAACATCAATTAACCATTGTGAAAGAGTATCCTTCTCACCTATAAGATAAGGATCAATTAATTTACAATCAGGTTCACCTAATTCAGTTGATACTTCCTCAATCTGTGAAATTAACTTCTGATGATTCGTCAGGCAAATAATCTTTATCGACATTTATTCTTTCCTCGTAAATTTCTTTTAGTTTAGGTACAGGTTCAACAATAGTAACTAACCAATCAGCTCTAACAGGTACGTTTCTTTCCTGAGAAAATATCAACCATGGTGTTAACATTACTTCAACATCATGTTTACCAGTTTCTTTTTGTTCTTCTGTTAAAAACTCAGGTGGTCTAGCATCAACCACATAAGCATTCTGAAAAAGATAACCATGTAATTTTTCATCAGCAACTAATTCTTTTACATCTGATATTATATGTTCACCAGATTTTAATATAGCAAGTTTTACAGACATTGTTTTTATCGGTTAAAAATAGTATAGCATAAAAAAAGAGGACAGTCAACTAAGTTGGCGGCCCTCGATTCCATCTCGAACTCATGATTATTTATATGTAGTCCTTACGAGCATGATGCTCTGGAACAACTTTGTTTAAATTAACAGTTAAGAGTCCATCTTCAAACTTGACGGATCCAATCTCCGTATCGTCGGTGATCGTCCAAACTCGTTCGAAGGAACGTTGGGCCAGTCCTTTATAGACAAATTCTCCAACATTTTCTGATTCTTCTTTCTTGCCTTCGACATATAGTTTTCCAAACTCTGTATAGACTTTAACTTCATCCTTTTTGAAGCCCGCCAATGCGATTTCGAGTTTTGATTCATGATTGTTTAATTGTATCAAATTATATGGTGGATAATTTGACGTTTGTGGCGGTGCGTTGAAAAACCTGTCTAGGTAATCATCCATTCCTATGCCATTTTGTCTTATCACCTTCATTAATTCTGGAAGGTTGGCTGTATGATAAGTTGCTAAGTTAGTCATTTGATTCTCCTTTAAAAGCGAGTTTTAGTTTTTGTACCCGAAGCGTACACTACTAATTATATCTAAGACCGTTTGCATAGGTGGAGGATAACCGATTAATATAGGTTCGGGTCTCATCTATACTCTTAACATGGTACGTTTTACCGCCCATCTTTTTTATTGCTTCCGCTAAAGGATAATCATTTTCACCTTTATTCATCATGTCTCCAAAGAAATGAAGGTCATCATAAATTTCAAAATATTGAAGTATTTGACTCTTATCACTATCAGAAATATCAAGACCAGTTTGGCCACCAATCTGTATGTTTAGATCAGGAAACTCAGTTTTAAGTCTGTCTAGAATATCTCTTCTTTCATTTGTATTGATATCCCACTTTACATACTCACTTCTATATTTCATATTATCCTCTCCTCTTCCAAGAATACTAAAGTTTATTCCACCAGGTCTGTGTTCGATATGATTACCTGTCTTATTTGGGAATGTACTAAAGTCTAATTCATCATTAAGAAACTTAGTCAGTTCATCAGGTGGTTCCCAATCTGACCTATAAATGTTTTTGTAGGGTGCATCTGCTGTACCAAATTTATCGTGTTGATATACATCTGAACCAGAACAATTAAATATCCCTGCACATCTGGTAAGAATATCTCTTCCAAGTTGATCTATAGTTTTCTGATGATCACTACCAGTAACTATGTACGTGGGAAACTTACAACAAAATATAAGAAACTCTGCTTCAAATGATGTAGTAATTTGTTGACGACTTTCAGTTAATGTTCCATCAACATCAAAAATAAATTTTCTCATTGGAATTTGGGGCCTGAATAAAAAAGTGTTATGCTATGTCTTTTCCCTTTTGTTACTGGAGTAACTCTATGAGGAATACTTGATTTAAGTATAACAACATTACCTGGTTCGGCAAGCTCTCCAACTTCTCTTTCTCCACCATTACCAAATATAAAGAATTTACCTCCTTCATATGGTTCAAGTGAAGCATTAACTAACATTGTGAATTTAATATCATACTTTTCACTATTAGATCCATCACAATGCCAACCATACTCTCCTTTGTGTTGACTAGAATATTCATTTAATCTTATGTAATTAGCATCATATTGAGGCCAAATATTATAACCAAACTGTTCTTGATTAATTCTTAAGAATGCTTGCTCTAATGGTTCAAATGATTTTTTAAAATGAATCCATTGAGCCATTTTAACATTTGCTATCTTAGTTACACCAATAGCAGCTTCATCTTCCGCATCTACTGTTACTTGAGAAAACATCTCATGTACTTGTAATAACTGATCAGATGAAAAAATTTTAGGAAAATACCAATATGCTAAATTAGTTATCATTTATATTCCAAATTCTATCACAATAATCTTTTATAGATCTATCAGAAGAAAAGAAACCAGACCTTGCGATGTTCAATAATGACATTCTATTCCATGTATCCTTATTTGTCCAGGCCTGACTAACTTTATCTTGAGCATTGATATAATCTTCAAAGTCAGCCATTACAAAGAATGGATCATGGTTCTTTAAATTGTTTATTAAAGGTGAGAACATATCTCTATCACCTGCACTAAAATGACCACCCTCAATAAGACGTATTGCTTCACCTAATTCTGTACCAATATAATGTTGTGGATCATAATGATTCTTTTGTAGTTCACCAATCTCTTCTTCATTCTTACCAAATAAGAAGAAGTTTTCTGCACCTACCAAATCACGAATCTCTACATTAGCACCATCAAGTGTTCCTATTGTAAGAGCACCATTCATCTGGAACTTCATATTTCCTGTACCTGATGCTTCTTTACCTGCAGTGGATATTTGTTCTGATAAATCAGCAGCAGGATATACTTTCTCTCCTAGTTTTACACTATAGTTTGGTAAGAATATAACTTTCAAAAGATCCTTACTATCTGGATCATTATTAACTACCTCTGCAATATTACAAATAAAGTTAATAATCATCTTAGCCATATAATAACCTGGTGCTGCTTTACCACCAAAGATTACCGTGCGTGGAACAATATTATCTGTCTGTCCATTTTTAATACGAAGATACTGTACAATAACTTCAAGAGCACGAAGATGTTGTCTCTTATATTCATGTATTCTTTTAACATGAACATCAAACATACTTGAAGGATCAACAGTGATACCAAGATTATCTTGAATGTAAACAGATAGATCATGTTTACCAAGTAACTTATTTTGTTCAATCTTTTCTAATGCTTCTACATCATATTGACTTGCTTCTAATGTATTAAGTGAATCCATATTGGTTATCCAATCTTCACCAACATATTCATTTAAAAAATTCTTAATCATAGGAGATACCCATCTACGTGGAGTAACACCATTAGTTACGTTAGTAAACTTATGAGGCCACAAGTCATAGAAATCAGGCATTAAGTTTGTCTTAACCAATTCTGAATGTAATGCTGCAACACCATTAACATGATGAGATCCTACAGTTGCAAGATGAGCCATACGAACTGACTTACTACCAGACTCATCAATAATAGATAACTTACCTAACATAGACTCGTCACCAGGATATTTCAATCTTACTGTTTGTAAGAACCTAGTATTGATTTCATAGATAATTTCTAAATGTCTTGGTAGTAGATATTGAAATAAACCAAGATCCCATTTTTCCAATGCTTCTGGAAGTAGAGTATGGTTTGTATATGCTATAGACCTAGTTGTTATATCCCATGCAGTATCCCAATCAAAATGCTTATCATCTACAAGTAATCTCATCAATTCTGCAACAGCAATAGAAGGATGAGTATCATTAAGTTGTACTTGATATCTGTTTGGAAACTCTTCTAAAGGTACTCCACACTTTTCTAAGTTACGAATCATATCTTGAAGAGACGCACTTACAAAGAAGAACTGTTGTTTCAATCTAAGTTGTCTTCCTTGATCTGTACCATCATTAGGATAAAGAACCTTAGATATAGTTTCTGATTGTACTCCTTGTTCTACTGATCCAAGATAGTCACCTATGTTAAATGCATAGAAATCAAATATCTCAGTAGCATCTGCCCTCCATAGTCTTAGTCTATTACAACTATCAACTCTATATCCCAACTGCAATACATCATAAGGTACAGCAACTACTTGTTCAGCAGGAACCCAACGTACTCTATGATTACCTCTATCAGATGTATAGTGTTCTACATAACCACCAAATCCAATAAAACAGGATTCATCAGGATAACACATCTCCCATGGCCAATCTCCATGTAACCAGTTATCAGTAACTTCTATTTGTTGTCCGTCTCTTATTTCTTGTTTAAAGATACCAAATTTATATCTTATACCATAACCAGTAGCAGGTACTTTAAGAGTTGCAAGAGACTCCATATAACATGCAGCAAGACGACCAAGACCACCATTACCTAATCCTGGTTCTTCTGCTAATTCTAGCACCTGATCTAATGTTGTATCATAATCCTTTACTGCTTCTTCTGCTTCTTTATATACACCTAAATTTAAAAGATTATTTCCTAACTGCGGGCCAATCAAAAACTCTGCAGAGAGATATGCTACTTGTTTTTCTGTACTACAAACCTCAGGTGCAAGATGATAGTCTATCATCCTATCCCTTATAGCATAACATAATGCCATGTAGATATCATGCGATGAAGCAGTCTCAGGTCTTTTCCCTAGTGTATAGTAGAGACGATCCTTGATTGCAACGGATAAATTACTCGTCAACTTTTTTCTTCTTGCTACCTATATTATACTTTGTTTCAAGTATCCAGTCATCTTTGTCTCTATATGCTAATACTTTGATTTGATTCAAAGGAGCAATATCTTGTATCTTAGTAACATCAACTATCCCTATGAGGCCCCAATCAGCAAGAAGCTGAGCAATACGGTTGCGACGCTGAACATCATTAGAAGTAAGGTTAGCGTGTTTTCCATCAAGAGCAAAAAGTTCTTTAAAGTGGACAAGATAATACCTTCCT